GAGGTAGTAGTCTTTCAGTAGGCCGTCGATGCTTGCTTGGTTGTTGCCTGACAGGGACATGGGTAGAGCTCCAATGGGGTCGAATGCCGACGCTCACGCTCTCGCGTGGCGCTCTCGGGATTCGTCCGAAGGGCTCGCCCTTGCTGCTGGGCCGTCAGAACTGGGCCAAGTGACGGGTTACGTGCTCACTGTGGCACAAGTTGGGCCACTCGGCAAGCTCATTCAGTATCCGGCCTGCTTAAGCCGTTCCGCTCGGCTCATGCTGAACCAATTGGGCGCATGCTTGGCCACGGGCACGGGCGGAGTAAGTTTTCTCTGTGGAGTTCGCTGCGCTCTGAGAGCTGCGCCTGGCGACAGCTCGGCGGGTGGCTCGGCCGCAAGCGCTGCCATCGCGTCGCCCTGAGCCTTGGCAGCTTCGGTTGCTGGCTTTTCTACCGCAGCGGGTGGCTCCGCTGCGACTTCAGAGGCTGGTGGCTCCTTCGGCTTGAATCCCAGGCGAACTTCCAGCCGTTTCGACGCTCTCAAGCGTTCCTGCCGCGAGGCTTCGTCGGCTTCCAGGTTCTCTTCCCAGTCGGCCAGGAGCCTCTTTGGATCTAGGCGCTCTCCATCCCCTGCATCTGGTCTGGAGCTCGTGGCGACGAAGTGTTTCAGCACTGCATCAAATAGGGCCGCCTCGACCTCATGCCGCTCCACTCCATCCAGCACGAGCGGGAACTCATCGGACCCTCCAGCAAGAATTGGCGTGATGCTCGCCCGGATGTAGTCCGACCTGATCCGCTCGTTCTTCTCCTCGAAGACCTGCGCCTCGAGCTTGTCTACTCGCTCGGCGTACTCCTGCGCCTTGCGCTCTGCTGCCTGCTCTGCGGTTTCCTCTGGCTCGGTCTTCTGACCCATCGCCGCGCGATTCATCTGCGCAATGAACTCGGTCGTGCTCTCGACGCCAAACAGCGACGTGATGCCCTTCAGATCCCCCTTTGCATACATCTCGCGAGCGCTGTCGAGCCTCCGAGCCTCGGCCGCCTTGCGACTGACCTCGCGCTCTCGGCGAGCAAGGTCGTCCCGCTTCCTGTACGGGTCTGTCGGCTTCGGCTCCGTCTTGGCTTCCGGCTTCGCCTCGACCTTCGGCGCTGCCTCTGGATCCTTCACCGAGGGCGGCTTCGTGACAATCGTCTGATCAGCGGGCGCAGCCGACGTTGCTTTCCACCCGCCTGGATTCATAGTCTGAACCAGGGGGTTGGAATGCGCGCCTACCGCCGTAGGGTCTACTCCTTTGTCTGCGCGCGACGTATCGACCGTCGTACTCGAGCCCGTGGAATTGATCGAGAATGTCATGATGTCCTTTACGCTGCCACCTGAATAGGTGTAGCTTGCTGTGGGGTGGGACCGTTCGGGGGCGCTCCATTGCCTAGGCCTGGCGGAGCGGGAGGCGGAGTGCCCGGCGGAACTGGCGCGGCTCCTCCAGAGTAGGCGGCCTGGTACTGATTCGCAGTCTGCATTTCGATCGAAGCATTGAGGAAGTCTCGGACGAGCTGCAAACGATCTTCCGGGGCGCCGTCGCATTTGGCTTGAAGATATACACCTTGCGCGATCTGCACGTTGACCTTGAGGTTGGATATCGGGTCTGGTCCGCCGTCCGGATAGACACCATCTTCGATCATCGCAGACAACACCTGTTCGCAATACCTTAGCGGAGATGTCTGGAGATCTATCTCATGGCGAAGGTCCGGGTCGAGCTCCAAGAGCTCCATGCCCCGCTCCTTCGATATGTAGTTGCGCGCTATGAATTCTGACACGGTCTGTATGCGCTCGGCCGTCGTACCGAGGAACCCAGAGACCGTGTCGCATTTTACGATGAAGACATCTCCATCGACCGCGACCTTCGACCACGGGATCGTTTTTACGAATTTCCAACGTTTGTCGGTGTAGTTCACGGCGAGATCTGGATTCGATTTGTAGAGCATCTTAGAGAGCTTCACGACGATCTCGGCGTTGTCGAGGACAAACTTTTGCCAGTTCTTAGCAACATTCACGAGACGTCCCGACTCGATGTCTACCTCGGTGCGCATCGCGACAGCACTGTTTACGCCCGCCGTCTTCTGGCCAGTGGCGGACGACTGCGACAGCCCAACCGTGTTGAATGCCCACGCGATTTCGTTGTTCAAGTGCGAATAGTACTCAGCTTGCAGCGCAGTCGGAGAAACAAACTGAGGCGGCTGTGTCCCCCCGTGGTACGGAACTCCGCGCATCACGCCATTTGAGAAAAGCACGTCCTCTGCCACTCCGCTGGTGTCGTCGATTAGGACAAGCGGAACGCTGCACAGATCCTGGCTCTGCTGGATTGTCAGGAGCGCCTTGTTGATCTCGATTTGCGCCGAGTAAATCTCTTCGGTAATCGAGCGCCCGTAGAAACCTAGAGGCTTGTCGTACCACCGGAAGAATGAGAACGGGAACCAGTCGGCTTCCCACGGCTCGTCTATGAGGACTTGAGTCCCCACTTTCTTAACATACCGCCCTGGCCGCGGCTTGTCCTCACCATCGACCTGGATCGCCAGGTGATATGACTCCGAAACGAGCATCGATGCCGTTGTAGTCTCACCCGTTCGAAACGTGCCGCGCGGCTTCGTGAATGGCAGATTCATGATCTCGTCTTCGAGATCCGGATGATCTGCGATGAGCTGCTCGCGTTGGACTAGGTGTGCGCGATGGATCGTGCGCGGGCACTTCTTCATCCCATCGTGGTCGTCCACCCGAAGCTCGTCGATAAACACCCATTCGCATTCAAGCTTTTTTCCTCTGATGCGCCAGTGCATCGCCCCGAGTCCGTACGTCTCGGCATCCCTGAAAACGCTGTTGTTGGCCTTGTCGAAGAAATTTGTCTCGCTAAATACGCCATCGACGTATTGTGTTAGTTTCTCGGCCTTGAGCTTCGTCGCGTAATCCGCCCCCGATGTGATGAAATACGGCTTCGGATCGTCCTTCGTGATCTTCCCTTGCGCCGCGTCGATACACGACTGTATTACGTTGTACACCGGCAGGTTGCCAGAGCTCTGACGCTGCATAGCCGAGTTCATCGAGCCCCACCCAAGCGCCTCAGGGTTGCCATAGAGTCGCGCGAAGCGGAAAAAATTCTTGCGCCTGGGGCTTTGGATGCTGGCGATCTTGTCGATCACCATCTCGAGTAACGCCCCGACCTGCGCCGTAGGGTGCGTCCACCACGTATAGATGTCGCCCTCTTTGGCCTTGCCCGTGGCGGACTGCCGATACTCCGTCGCGTCACCAGAAAACATGAGGTCTTTGCCAGACTTGAAGCCGCCGGAGCGATCCGGATAGCTTGTGATCGTGTGACTCGGGCGAAATTTCGGACGCTTGGCCATGGCACATTTTAGCGCATGTTGGCACAGTGTTGCAACACGCTACTCCTTCGCTGGTTCCGGCTCGAACATCGCGTTCACTTTCTCATCGAAGTCTGCGCCCAGCCCTAGGATCTCGTTTTCAGTCTGTTCTGCCACAGACTTCGGACGCGGCTTCGCTGGGTCGCTTCCAGCGACCTTGTGCCTCGACTTGACCAGGATACAGCCGGGAACCTCAACGCGATCGAGCGCATGCTTCGTCATGAGTGCGCCGAGGGCGTCGACCAAATCGACGGATGCCACAATGGCCGCATCTCTGTCGCTCATCCGACCTGCTCCAGGTTCGATACGTTGAATAGCGGGACCTTGGCAACCGAGTCACCTACGCGCATCAGCAGGAACTCATTCGACAGCTCGATATCGAAGTCTCCGGAGTGTTTGTAGTAGTCGTCGCCCACCCGCACCATGGATATAAAATGCGCCCTCCACTTCGTCTCTGGCTTGATGTCGCGCAGAGAATTGGCTGCCTGTTCGTTCGTGAGCGAAGCCGCGCGCACCTGGAGGCCCTGCTGACCTCGGAGGTACTGCTCTCGGGATTGCCTGCTCATGAGGACAGCCGCCTGACAGAGCGACGCGACACCGGGACCGGCACACCTGGCGTGGGGACCACGATGAGCGGGCGTTCGCCTGGAGGCCCGCTAGGCTGATCAAGCGGGCTTGGAGCGAACGGGAATACTTCGCTCGGCATCGGGAGTGTGGCGATGACACCGTCGGATTCGCAGCACACGTAGCGCTGCTCTTCGGCGTCTACGGGGATCAGTGTGCACTTCGGACCGTTCACGAGTGCACGGTCTCCGACGCGGATATTGCAGCCGTCGGCTTCTGGCCCGACAGACAACACGCGCCAAATGGTGTGACTGTCGAGCATTCGATCTTGCGCGAGCACGAGCGCTGTCGGCTCGTCTCGTCCGATGATCTCCAGGAAAATGTATTTGCCTTGGGCTTTCAAGCCAGGGAAATGGTCTCTCATGTGGACATGTCCTTCTCTCGTTCGTCAAACCACGGGTCAAACACCATCTTCGACCGCCAAGCACGCGCCACGTGATCGTTTCTAGGCACGTGAGTTGCCACGATTGGCAGTCCGATCGCATTCGCCGCGTGGAGAAGCATCGAGGCCGCGCCTTGCCTGCGGTGTTCGGCACGCGTGTACGCGTACTCTAGAATCATCGATCCAAACTCCGCGCGATACACGACGAACGAGACCAGCTCGTCAGGATGCTCTTCCCAGTAGGCTACGAGAGCCGCTGATCGCTTGATCCTATTCTCGACGCGAGGCCTCTCTTCTCGCAAGAAGAGCGTCCACGATGCCGCGTCCCACGGTGGTGTGTGGCGCTTGGACTGTAGCCAGCAAGTCGCGATGAACGCGACGTCCTTGGGCTCGGCGACTCTGATGGATATCGGTAGGGTCATGCACCAGCCACCTTGACTGGCGATCGATGCGGGACATCGGCGACAGCCAGAGGGATCGATTTTATCAACTCAGCCATCGTCTCGCTCCATAAACGCCACGTCTCGCCCGTCCCATACTCCGCCCGAGCGACGGTTGACGCGTTGGAATTGCCCCTTGTTGATTTGGTCGATGTGCTTTTGCACTTCGGCCTCCATGCGCTGTCTCGAGTCGAGTTGAGGCGCCGCATCACGCGCGGCATAGTGGAAGCACTTCCGCCATGCGTAGAGCAGAGCATCCGGCTTGTGATTCGGACATCCCGGATCTTCGACCCGCTCCCCCGTCTCATCGAGCTTGCGACGATCCCAAGAGAGCGCTTGGAGGTCCAAGAACAGAGGTTGAGCCCCAGCGAGAAACACAATCTTCCCCCGTGCCATGTCGCCTTCAAGAAGTCGCATGTGCTGAGACTTCTCGGACTTGTCTGCGGCCTCGACGGGCAGCTGCGCGCGCCGCTGCATCGTCTCGGCGATGGTACGCCCGAGTCCGCCCGAGTCCGCGATGATGCGGACGAACGGCCACTTCTCTCGGATCTTCTTCGATTTTTCGAGAATGTCGATCACGTCCATCCCCGGTGCGCTTTCCGCGTGGCACACGACGAGTCTCGGATCGCGAGCCCGGTACGCAACGACCACAAACGCCGTGTCATCGCTGAACCCGAAGTCGACGCCAAGTGCGTATATCCATCTGTCCCCGTCGGTGAGAGGCGGGAGAGAGTCCATCCATGGGATCCGCGAATGGCTCGGATAGCACAGCAGCGTCTCGTCGAAAACCCACTCGCCCCAGCGCTTTTGTCGGAAGCTCGCGGTCGTCTCGATGCCAGGATTGGCGGCCATCTCCTGGGCGCAATCGCGCGCCCACGTGTCGGCACCGTCCGCCATGAATGGATTGTCGAACGCGGTCCAGTGATGAACCGCCCACTCTTGCGGTCTCTTCGTCTCATCCGGCTGCGTGACGTCGTAGAAATACGTGCGCGCATTGCTCGGAGTGCCCGCAAGGCAGATCGTTCCCTGGACGTCTGCCATCGCAGGACGAAGGCCGTGCTGCACCAGCGTCCTTAGATCTGCGTGCTGGTAATCCTGAACCTCGTCCAGCAGCACGAACGCGTATTTCTGTCCCTCGACTTTTTTTCGCTCCTCGGCATTTGCGTCTAACCCAAATAGCTTGCACCTGGAGCCGTTAGGGAATTTGGCGACGAGCTCGGCCTCTCCGAACGTGATCCCAAGGCGATACTTGGCGTCGAGCGCTTTCAAAACCGGTTCCCAGAAAATATCTTTCGCCTCGCCGCGCGTGCCGGCCGCGTACAGGCATTTGGCCCCAGGCACACGAAGGCACTCGATCACGATCCGGATGCCACCAGAATATGTTTTGGCTGCTCTACGAGAGCAGATCGCCGCGAAGAACCTGGACTGCTCAGTCACAAACTCGCGCTGCGCAGGAAAACAGTCGGCCAGAATGCGCGACTCAAGCGCAGCCATCGACACTACGGTAGGTGGGAATGCCCTCAAAAGCGCCGCTTCCGCCTCTGACTTTTTGAGTCCGCGCGTCACTTGCCCTGCTCGTTGGCGCTGATCGCCTTCTGGCTCTCCCCGTGGTTCAGTGGCATCGACTTTGCTCCTCTGGGGGCCCGAGCGCCTCTATCTGCTCGACCAGCCACAGCCTCTTCCGCTCCGCATCCCCCTCGAAGACAGCATCGAGAATCTTCTCTGGCGTAACCTGCTCGACCATCCAGCGCGCGTGGGCGAGCAGCGCGGTCGCGGAGGAAACCCCGACATGTAACTGCGGGCCGGATGGTCGGTGGTCGAGCACGCGCTCCAGGAAACCTACACTTTTGAGGGTCAGCCGCCGCGGATCAGCATTCTCGGCCAGCGGGAATGGTTCGACTGGCCCGTCGACGAAAGCATGCGTTCCGCCAGAGATGAGGATCCGGACTAGCTCCTCCGCCTTTTTTTTCGGCAAATTCTCTGTCCGGACCGACCACTCGTCCTGCGAGGCGCCAAGCGCCTTGGGAAAATCGCGAGTCGAAGGGATTGAGTTGACCGCTGCCGCTGCCGCCGACCAGCCGTAAACGTTGATGTTGGGCCACCTCTGGGCCATGCGCTCCCGCATCGCTGCCGTCGGCTCGCGCTTGCCGGCTATCCATTGCCGGATAGTTGCCTCCCCGACCTGGAGCTGCTCAGCCGCTTCGCGGACTGATCCGAGCTTATGCACCTGGCCAGCGAGGGCCAATCGTGATGGCGGGATGCGGTCGTTGATCACTCTGAACGCATACAATACACCGCGTATATGGCCACAGCAAGTCCGCGTGCGTTCAGATGGCGCGCGGCGCGCGCGGATTGAACGCGCTACGCGGGAATGCGCGCTGCGCTCGCCGACCTCAGTGCTAGCCCTGCGTCTGACGCGCAAATCCGTCGCGACCGCTGAAATGCCTATTTTCTAAGGCT